GGTTGAGGCTGGACGCAGTATCCCGGACATGAACGCGGGCGACCCGTGGGCAAAAATCCAAGCAGTAGCCAAATCAGAGATGGAATCAAGCGGCGGGTCCTTGACCATGCCGCAGGCCATCACAAAAGCAATTCAAACAAACCCAGCGCTCTATGCGGAGTATTCCGAGCAGCGTTCTAACAACGGAGGGCGCTAGTCATGGCGTGGGAAAATTCACAGGCAAGAATTACACTAACGGCTGCGGCGGATCTATCGGCGTTGCAATATCGTTTTGTTATTGTCGATGGCGACGGTAAAGCGGCAATTTGTGGTGACAACGGCAACGCGATCGGTGTTTTGCAAAACGCGCCTGCGAGTGGCGAGGCTGCGACCATTGCCATTTCTGGGGTTACTAAAATCTACATTGGGACCACATCCACGCTGGATTCGGGATCGATTCTTTCGAGCGAGGCGAACGGCGCTGGCAAGATTCAAGCTTCCAGCGCGTATCGTTTGGGAATTTGTCTGGAAGACTCAACCGCCGCTGGAGATATCATCTCGATTGTGTTCACTGGCGCCAACGGCAGCACGGTATAAGGGGAATTAGAAAATGCCACTCACTACTTCAGAAGTCCATGTGGATCAGGCTTTAGGAAATGTATCCATTGCCTATGCACAAGAAACTGATAAATTTGTAGCCGCTCAAATTTTTAAGAGCATCAATTCAAATTTTCTTTCAAACAAATACCATGTGTTCGACAAGGCACAATGGCTGAGAAGTCAGGCAGATTTGCGCGGCACAGGGTCACCGACTAAGGGCGCAAACTTCACCATGAGTACCGGCACGTTTACGTGTGAGCAGTACGGCGTGCACATGGACTTAGATGATTACATCGTTAGCAATGCCGACGAGGGCGTTGATATCCTCGCGAGCGCAACCCGCTACATCACTGAGCAGCTTCTGTTGAAGCGTGATCAGGTTTTTGCAGCAGCGGCGTTTACAACTGGCGTGTGGACTGGCTCCACAAGTGGCAGCGATATCACACCTAGCACACTTTGGAGCGCGTCAGGCGGTACGCCGATCAAAGATATTCAAGCGCAGCAGGATGCGGTCGAGTCAAAAACTGGACGGCGCCCCAACACCTTGCTACTCGGAAAAGACGTTTACACGGCCCTCCGTGATTCAGACGATCTCCTCGACAGGGTGAAATATACCGAGCGCGGAGTTTTGACCACTGACTTGATGGCTTCTTTGTTTGACGTTGATCGCGTGATTGTCGCGGGCAGCATCAGCAACACAGCGCTGGAAGGTGCAACCGCTGTTTATGCGCCAGTGTTTGACGCTGACGATGCGCTGCTTTGCTACGTGCCAGACGCCCCGGGACTTCTCACACCTGCGGCGGGATACATGTTCAGCTTTACGGGCGTGGCTGGTGCAGACCAGTACGAAGGCCTGCGCACCCTGCGTTACCGCATGGATGCCAACCATAGCGAAAGAATTGAAACCCTTTCAGCGTTTGCCTTCAAGGTAACCGGCGCTGACCTGGGCGTGTTCTTTGATGAGGCCGTGGGCTGATAATGATTTTTCCGACGCGGGACATCACAACGAACGCCGGGACCGTTAAGGCCTGGACGCCGTTACCCGATGCCCGCGAGTGGCCAGCCTTTCGGCGAATGATTACATCGGGCACGCTCGTTGATGTGCCCGATCGCTTGCTTGCTGACATAGGGAAACCCAAACCAAAACGCGGCAGGGGGCGACCTCGTAAAAGGATCGAGTAATGAGCTGGAGCTATTCGGACGCGCTGACGACAGACCGCGACAAGCTGCGGTTTCGCATTGGCGATGTTGATACCAATGACCAGCTCTTAAGCGACGAGCTACTCGATGCCCTGCTTGATGCCAGAGCCAGCCCAATACTCGCGGCCATTGATGCCGTCGAGGGTATTCTGGCAAAGTTTGCCCGAGAGATAGACCGCTCAGCCCTTGGGCTTGGTGGTCCCCGTTCCCAGAAAACGCAGTTTTACCGCGACCTGCTCAAAGAGCTGCGCGCTCAGGCTGCCCGTGGGGATACCGATGTATTTTTCGGTGGCGGCTCAATTTCTCAACGTGACTCAAACCTCGATGATTCCGACCTGCCCCGCACGCCGTTCCGTCTGGGGCTATTTGATAACAAGGGCGCATGAGTCATGGCGGAAGATTTCAAGCTCACAATCAAAGACGAATACAAAGAATTTGCGACAGAATTCGTTGAGCGCATGGGCATCCAGATGCCGCGCAAAATGCTGGAGGCCGGGCACGCACTGAACGCCCACCTGGCAGAAAGCACTGCCCGAAATTTGAACAAGCACCCCACGGGCGCATTGCTTCGAGCGTGGACCGTTGGGCCGGTTAAGGTTGGCGACAAGGGTTTCAAGGTCGACGTTTTCAACCTGCTACCTTACGCCATGATCCAAGAGACTGGCGGGGTGATTAGGCCCAAGCGCGTCAAGGCGCTGGCTATTCCGAACCGGGACTATTCGCCAATCATGAGAAATCAGGCGGGCATTGCCCCGCGTGAATATGACCCTGGGCGCACGCTTTTAAAATTCTACCCCGCAATCCAGCCGGGCAAGCTGCGCGGCTACCTGGTGGATAAGAACACGGGCCAGCTTGCTTACACCTTGATGGCCCATGTTCGAATCAAGCCGACCGGCTACATCACCGAGGGCGTCAAGGCTGCCACACCTGAGATCGTGGAAATCATCGACAACGCCCTGGTCTCGGCGATGGGCATAGGGAGCTGATGTGGCAACCCCGGCGCGCAAGCTAATCCTGGAAAACCTCCAGACGACCTTCGAGGCCATCACAACCGGCAACGGTTATAAAACAACGGTAACGCTGGTGCAGGCTTTGGCGCGTGGATACTTCGATGTGAAAAGCGGGGAGCGCCCATTTATTGGATACGTCCCAACATCGGAATCGATGCAGCACCAGCCCGGTGATAACGTTTACAACATTATGAATATGTCAGTTATCGGACACATAGCCGGCGATACGCTTGCTGAGCGTCAAACCAAAATCAACAACTTGATTGATGATGTGATTGCAGCGCTCAACGTGGACACCACGCGGGGGGCCAATGCGATATCGACCACAGCATTAAGCGTGGAAACTGACGAGGGCGATCCTGATGCTTTTGGGGATGGTAGTTTTTTGATGCAAACACAAATCCGCTATGTGCGAACGACGGGATCGACCTGATGAAAGTTAAGTATGTGGGAGCCAACCCGATAAGGCACGGCGACAATCTGGTAGAGCCGGGCGCTGAGTTGGACCTGCCCGAAAACGAGGCGGCGGCGCTTGTTGCGTCGGGACTTTTTGAAACGATAAAAAAGAAAGCGGCAAAGCGGGTTAAGAAACCCAAGGCGCCGCAAACGGATGGAGCTGAATAATGGGCGCGTCAACAGATCATGCACTCGGTAGAAACCTAAGATTTTTCTGTAAAAAAGAAAGCGCAGCGGGCGGCGCTTACGGCACCGATTCCCAGGAGGCGCTAACAGGGGCGGAAGCCGCCAAGGTCCTAAGTACGTCAATGGAGTTCACGGTTGCGCGAAATGATCGGATGGATTCACGGTCCACGCGGTCAGTGCAGGAACGCATCACGGGCAAGCAGGAAGTTTCTTGGAGCTGCGAAAGCTACATCTTGCCCGCCGGTGGAACCACTGCCCCCGACATTGACCCATTGATAGAGGGCGCAATGGGCGGAGCTTTCGGCGCCTCAGTGGCCAAGACTTACAACCTTACTGATACCAACGCACTCCCCACGATCCATATGGCCAGAACCGCCAACGGTGTTTTTAGGGAGGACCTTTTTGGTGCCTACGTCGAAGAAATGACCATCAGCGGCAGCGGCGGCGAAGAGCCCAAGATCAGCTTTAGCGGTAGCGCCTTCAATTACGCGCTGACCGGAACCGGCATAACTGAGGGCACGGGCTCAACCGCTACGGCCTTGATCACCGAGTCGGGCAACGGCGTGAATTTCATGGTTGGCAGCTCGATCACATTTACAGACGGGGCCGGGTCACCGGCTGACCAGAATAGAATAGTGACCGCCAAAAGCTCCGACACCCTGACCGTTCAAAGCTCTAGCTGGCCAGACGCGGCAGCCATCAGGCCGACCACCTACACCGAAACAACCGCAGGCAATCCCGTTAACGGAATCACCGGAAGCCTGACGCTCAACAGCGTAACGCTTCCCGTCACCGCTTTTGATGTGACCATCACAAACGGAATCAAGGGGCTTTCCGACGAAGCTTTCGAAAAGGGAACCAGCGATTTTGTGGCAGGTTATCGCTCGGTAAAGGGCTCTGTGTCTGTTCGGGCACGTAAAGACTTTATCAAGTCATTGGCCCAGCGCTATGTGCAGACCGCCGCCACGGCAGACCCGAGCTTTTCAAGCATCCCGATTCGTATTGATATGGGGTCAACGTCAGGTAAAACGGTTGTGATTTTTATGGACACAGCCGAAATTGACTTCGGGGCCATCGACGTGCCGCAGGCAGAGGAGGCAGTTTTGAATCTGCCATTTACCGCGCTGGCAACGAGCAGCGGCGGCGATGAAATTAGGATTGCGTGGAATCAGTAATTTATAAAACAAAAGGAAATCAAAATGGAACATGATGAAGAAAACATTCGGGGTTTTGTGCCCGAGTGGAACGGAAACCGAGAGAAGCCCGAGGCTGATCAAATACTGGCAGAGCTGGTGCCAATGACTGGCGGCGAGCTGCGGGCGGCGCAGCGTGCAAGCATCGGCAAAGACGGCACGGTTAACATCAAGTCCGCCGAGGCAGCCATTAAAAAAATCATTCAGGGCCGTGTGGTGCGGCTTACCAACTGCGTGGACATCTTGGGAAACACAATCACCGATGGCCCGAGCTTGTGGGAGCGCGGGGAGCAATCTTTGATCGATGAGATGTATTCGGGAATCACAGAAATCAGCACGTTGTCGGAGGGGGCGCGAAAAAAATAGAATTGGCTGCTCGATTTTTTTCGAGTGGCCACAGCTCGCTTGACTGGAAATGTTCGAAGTGCCGGGGGCCGAGCGCGGCAGAGCATGACGAGAAAAGACCAGGGCGAAACTGTGACGGGGAAACCTCGGAGAATGTGGCGTTTGATTTTATGCCTAGTCTGCGCCGCTGCCCGTGGTCACAGATTGACCCGGAAACCATGATGATGGTTTCGTGGTTCACCGATTGGCGGGACTATAAAATCTTGCCATTTGGTGGCGCGAGTTTGAGCGAGGAGCCTGCTTTTGTCTATGCTGTGATTCACCATGCAAGTACGGTGATTCGTGAGATAGAAACAGAGCGGGCGAAAAAGCAGAGAGCAGAGCTTGACCGGTCAATGAAGAAAGGGCGCCGACATGGGTAAGGTAAAATGATAGGGCTGCATGGCGTGCGCTTAGAGGTTACCGCCGAAGACAAGGCCAGTGCTGTTGTCGCCAAGGTGGGCACGCGCACAACCAAAGCGCTCGGAGCTGTCAAAAAGTTTGGAACCGGCGCCGCTGCGTCATTTCAAAAAATAGGCACCGCCGCCGTTATGCTCAACCAGGCCGCTGAGCTATTCAAAAAATTTAAAGACATGGGCATGGTTGCCATCGAGATGACCCGCGAGTTCGTGGA